GGTTCAAATGTTACAACTAAATTAAATGGTAATACTTCTATTAATGGTGTGACAAATGTTTTAACTGTAACAGGTTCAGCAACAATTCAACATTCTATAGCAGGACAAAATACCTTAACAGTTATTAATGGTACAGGATTATCACAACCAGGTCTTGAAGTACAAGGAACAACAACATTACTTGGTAATACTTTAATATCGGGAAGTGCGTTACCATTAAGAATAGTTGGTCAGTCAATGACAAACGTAGGTCTTCAAGTAACAGGAGAAACAACTTTAATTGGTAATACAAGTATATCAGGTTCAAATCCATTAAGAGTTGGTATAAACAATAATACATCTGTTATACAAACTTTAGGTGGTTCACAGTTTTTATATAGGGATGGTGATAATAATACCGTTGTGGGTAACGCAGGTGGTGTTGGAACTGGTTTCTTCCCAGGTTCTGAAAAGAATATGATATTCAACGGATTTTCCACACCATTCGCAACAGGTTCTAATAACGTGTTAATTCAAGGTGGTGGTGATAACTTTATATCAGGTTCTAATAATATCTTTATTGGTAACCATAATGGTCACGCAGGTGGTTCTGGTAATTTATTACTTGGTAGTACATCTTATTCATCAGGTTCAATATTCAATGATAAATTTGAATTAGGAATATCATCAATAAGATTATTCCATAAACAAGGTGCTGACCCATTACAAATTGGTGATGATGTTCAAATAACAGGTTCATTATGGGTTAATGGGAACAAACAATTTAATGTTGGTGCGTTTTTATCAACACAAACACAATCAGGTTCAGCAAACGTATCACAATCTATTAATTACAATACAACTGATTATTCACAAGGAGTATCGGTAGTAAGTGGTACAAGATTAACTGTAGCAAACGCAGGTGTATATAACATTCAATTCTCCGCACAAGTTGACAGAGTATCAGGTAGTGGTACGGATACAGTACATATATGGTTAAAAAAGAATGGTACTAATGTAACTAATTCAGCGGGAGCAATAACAATATCAGGTGGTGCGGCAGCAGCAAAAACAATATCGTCTTGGAATTATGTTGTTGACGCAGCAGCAAGTGATTATTATGAAATATGTTGGCAGACAACTGACGCAAATATTCAATTAATAAACGCGGCAGCATCAGGAAATATACCTGATGTACCGTCAGTAATTGTAACAGTAACACAAGTTAGATAAAAAGTTGAGTAAATGGGTAAAAAAACATATATTATATAGATATGAGTAACGATAAAAACAAAGTAACATTAGAAAGTTTTCAATTTGATGGGGCGGCACGACTACCACTTTATGTTGAAATAAGTAAGAACGAACCATTCGTTAGATACGGAGAAACTAATAATTTATATAGTACATTCCAATTGTACTATCAGAACGTTCCTATCCACAGGGCGTGTCTACAATCTAAGATATATGGTGTACAAGGGGCAGCGTTGAAAACTGAAGACCCAGCACACGAGGAACTAATTATGTTCGCAAATCCAAGTCAAACGATTTATGATTTGTATAAAAGTTTAGTTAAAGATTATCTTGTATTAGGTTCATTCGGTCTACAAGTCATTCGTTCAAACGATGGTGGTATAGCACATTTCTATCACACACCTGTTGACAAATGGCGTTCAGGTAAGGCGGGTGAAGATGATGTGGTAAGAGAGTATTACTTCTCAGAGAATTGGGATAGATACAGAGACCCAAAATACAAACCAAGTAGAGTGGCGGCGTTCAATATGGTGAACACAGAAGAACCTCGTCAGATGTATTATTATAAAGATTATGAACCAAACGGTCAGTTCTATTATGGTTACCCACAATACATATCGGCAGTACCATCTTTACAATTGGCAACAGAGGTTATTAATCACCACTTAACTTCAATTCAAGGTGCGATGACACCGTCTATGGCTTTGTCTTTGGTAGGAGAAGTGCCACCAGCGGAGGAAAGACAGAACATTATGGATAAATTGAAGTTACTCTATAATGGAACAAATGGTTCCAAAGTGTTCTTAAACTTCATTGAAAGTTCAGAACAAAAACCACAATTGGATGTAATTACACCATCAACAACAGATGGTATGTACACTAACATTACATCACAAGTACAACAAAATATTATAACCGCACACCAAATTACATCACCTTTATTATTAGGTATTAGGGAGTTAGGAGGAAACGGTTTAGGTAACAACAAGGATGAGATTTTAATTTCTTACAATCACTTTATCAATACGTCTTGTAAACCAGTTCAAAGAGTTATATTGGCGGAATTGGAAAAGATGATTTTCTTCAAGACAAAAGTAAAAGTTAAATTAATAATTGAACAAAATCCTATTTTAGATATTGATGAAATACCAAATGAAATTGGTGTGAGTCCAAAGGGTGGTGAAACAGTTGTAGGACCAGAAACAGAATTAACTGTTAATGATAATCTTAAAAAATTGTCTGGCAGAGAATATCAAAACCTTATGAGAATTATCAGAGAATATTCAAAAAATAAAATACCAAGAGATATGGCAAAACAGATGTTAAAATCAGGATATGGTTTAACAGAAGAAGAATGTTCAGCGTATTTGGGTGAGGAAGAAAATCAAACACTATAAAATATGAGTAACTATGTATTATTGGTAAGTCAGGAGAAATTAACCTCACTTACATCTTTATCACCAAATCTTGATGTACACACATTAAGACCTAATATATTCTACGCACAAACACAATTCCAAACAATTGTGGGTGACCAACAATATAACGAGTTGACCAATAAGATTTACAATCAACAAGCGTTGACTGGTCCTGAACAAACTCTTATGGACTACGCACAGAACTTTATCATTTGGACCGCAGCCCACGAAAGTACACTATCAATCTTTATGAAGATGGTGAACAACGGTGTAACAACTGGTACTGATGGTGATGGTAGAAAGTCTTCATCAATTGAGGAAATTAAATTCCTTCGTTCTATGTTGACAAACAGAGCGGACACTTATAGAAAACAACTTCAAGATTATATCCGTATCAACTTGGGATTATTCCCACTTATCGCAGCGTCTAACTCAAACGATGTTGTAAGAAGTAAGAGATGGGCGAACTACTTTAGTGGTATCCACTTGGATGACAAGGTTTATAATTTAAATACATTCAGAGATAACCTAACACAGTACAGTGAATTATCACATACTGACCCACCTAATTGTGATTGGTAATGAACACAGAAATATTATTAGTTATATCTAACATCATAACAGGTATCGCAGGATGGTTTGTTGGAAAGAGACGCAGTGACGCAGAAACCGACAACGCCGTACTTCGTAACCTTGAATTATCTATCAACATCTACGTTAAGATAATTGATGACCTTAAAGTTGAAATACAATCTTTGAACTTAAAGGTACAAGACCTTGAAAAGAAGGTTGAAGACTTAATGATGGAAAATCGTAAATTAAAAAGAAAAAATAGTCTATGAGTATCAACGTAGCAGGTCTACCATCGTATAACGAACAGGACAGTAAGAAATTAATATCAAAGACAATCGGTGTATGGCAGAGACATAGACAAAGAGTGTTCGCACAAGAAGGTTGTCCACCAGCAACACAAGATGTTGAATTGAATTTAAAAAATCGTCAGAACGCAATTGATACGGCGATGTATGGTCCGTTGGATATTAAGAACCCTGGTGACTATTGGAAAAACATCGCAGAAAAATGGGGTGTTGATGAAGAGACAGCAAAAGGTGAAACCTGTGGAAATTGTGCGGCGTTTAACATCACAAAGAAAATGTTGGAATGTATCGCACAAGGTATCGGAACAGAACCATCATCAGACCCTTGGGATGTTATTGAGGCAGGTGATTTAGGATATTGTGAGATATTCAAATTTAAATGTAATGGTAACAGAAGTTGTTCGGCACACATAGACGGAGGACCAATCAAAGATTAATATTATGGCAAAGGGAAAAAGTAATGTAAACAAAATATCGTTTGGCAAGAAAAAGTCACAACCTAATGGGAAGAAGAGTTATGGTCCAAAGGAACAGAAACCTAAATCGTATAAAGGACAGGGACGATGAGTAGTAGTGATTATAGATATGTAAATAGTAAACTAGACGAAGAGATAGTGTATATGATAGCAAAACACTACTTTCTAAAAAACCAATTTTATCTAAGAAATTTAATGTTTTAATTATGCCAATACCAGAACCAAAACCAGGCGAGAAGAAAGATAGTTTTATATCAGGTTGTATGTCCGAACTTAAAGGAGAATTTCCTGATGTACCTCAGAGATACGCAGTGTGTATAAATAAGTGGGAAGAGAAGTTTAAGACAATCGTAAGTACTTTAAAGGATAAAACAAGTAAAAGTATCAACTAACAAAAAAACCCCCGTAATGGAGGTTTAATTGGGTCGGACAAACATCTACGAAAAATCCGACCAAATTCTCCGTATATAATGATATAACTGTTATACTTTGGGATTGTAAATCATCTTCTGTCTTTTACCCTCAAATCCGTTTGTAACAAATCCAAATTTCAGATACCAATTCTTCAACTTGTTGACAGGTATTTTGTTCGTTGGGTTTGACGCAAGATTACCAACAATATCGTGTCTTCTATAATAACTCAAAAATCCTTTTTTATTCCTTTCAATCGGCGCAACAATCAATTCAATAGGTGTGTTAGTAATGTCTGACATTCTTGTTAGTATGTTCATTACCTTTGTACCTTCACCTTGTTTCCTCCAACCCGCAGGTGTTGTTATAATGTCTAAGACAAACGCACCTGTCTTATGATTGGTTGAATATGTAATACCACAAGAACCAACACCAAGTGATTTAGGTCCAAAGTGTATGGCACCATTTTCAATTAATAATTTGTAAATTTTATTTTCTTCCATTTTGTAGATGTTTAAGGTAAGGACCTACCCCATGGGGTAGGTCCGTTTAGTTTAGTTTGTCTCGTAGAAGTAAGTGTTTAGGATACTCTTACCATTCTTGTCATAGACAATTGTAGGATGATTTTTGTTGAACTTTAAAGTCTCACAGATAATATCGGCGTCTTCTTCACCATTACCTGTGTTCCTGAATATGTCATCCCTTTCGTCCAACCCTACAATCAATTCTCTTAGTTCTTCTACTAATGATTGGAATTGTTCGTCCTGTTCTTCTGTTAGTTTGAACTTGTCCAATTTTTGTAGGTCTTCAAGTAATTCATCGTAGTCTTCAAAATATGGGATTGTGTAAACTACTTCCCATAATGTTACTGTGTTAGGTAAATTCATAACCTTGATGTTCAGTACTCCTGTCCCCGAGTTAGATGTTTATGTAAAAGAACTTGTGAAGGACTATCCCTTCTTTGATACATCAAAGGTACGGCGGGATTTTATACTATCCAAATTTTTTTTCAATTATTTTAAAAAAGTTTTCCACATTTTAAAATGGGATTGTGTAAAACAATATAACAATAATACTGTTATATAAAAAAAAATTAAAAAAAGTTTTGGCGGTATGAAAAATTGTTGTACCTTTGATTTATCAAAATCAAAACGGGGAACAGCGTACTGAACCAAACATCTATGAAAAAGTCAGAATTAGTAAAATTCGTTGAAATGGTTGAAGAACAATTCAATTCAAACAAAGAAATTATTATTGAGGGGTACGAACAATACCTAAAAGATGGTGACACACCTGAACACGCAACTATGTGTATTGAAAGTTTTGGTGTTGTTATGATTGAAACAAATAATAAAGACATTAAAGAATTACCATTCGCAGAACTTTATAACTTTATTAATAGTTTTAGAAGGTTCGCAAAAACAAGACCACACTATGGGTTTGACCAAAAACCTGATTGTTATATTGAGTATTATACTGATAATTTTTTAATCCAATCAGAAAAATTAGGTGTTAAAAAATTACTTAAAACATTACAAGATTAAAAATAAATTAGTTTAGGTTTTCCATAACTTCCTAATCTAAATAAAAAACCCCCGAAATTCGGGGGTTCTTTGTTTGTATAATAAATGAAAATACTAACAGGGTCCACTCTAAACGATTAACTAAAAGATGGCACAACTTAATGAATAAAAATAGAAGTGGACCCTAATACAAATATATATCCGATTTTACAAAATCTAAAGTGTACACGCAAAAAAAAAGGGAGAAATGGTACACCACCCAAATCCCCC